AAGAATCGTTTGTAGGAAACTCTATTTTAAAAGTTCCATTACTAGCTGTCTTGTCACCACCAAATGCGATAACGCAAACAGCATCAGTTGTTCCTGATCCACCATCTGTTGTTGTGTTATATATTAGTGCACCGTTTGCAGTGAAAGAAGCAGATGAAAAAGTCACATCACTAAAATCTGTAAATGCAGTCGTGCTAGTTAATCCAACTCCAGTATTAGTTAAAGTTGCACCACCTGCAGAATATGCAGATCCAGATGTATTTGTAATTTCATTTGATGTTGAGTAGTCAGTTGTAGCTGCACCTAGAGATGCAGAACTTGTAAATAATGCAATCTTAAAAGTGTGTCCACCAGAAGACTCAAAACTGTGTTTACCTTGTAGAAGCTCTTGTTTAAAGCTTGAACATATTGCCGATGATATTGCCATAACTTATCTCCTATTACGGTGAAGACGACTCAATTTTAAATCTGACAGTTCCGTCAGTGTAATCATCTCGTCTTCTTCTACCAGTTTGCTCTATTGCAAACTTCTGTACTTCTTGTTTATATTTATTTTCGTATAAAGTCAACATATCTACTGGACCTTTTAAATATCCATATGCCTCTGATAAACAGCAATATAATAAGCCATTTGAGAAATTCATGCTAATATAATTAGTGTCATTGTTTTCTAAAAGATCAGGCATTTTATTAAAATGCACTCTAAATCTGTAAGTTGTATTAGGCACTGGGGCAAAAGCTATACGTCCTGATGTTGTGTCAGACTCTCCCGTGCCTCCTCCAAACATTGCATAATATTTAGGTTGACCTTGAGCAGCCGATGTTCCAGTTACATCTTGATACTCTTGTAAGTATGTATAGTCTTTTTTCTCTAACCATCTATTAGCTCCTGTAGTTTCTGATCCTGCAGTATCGTAAACTTGTATACCTCTTATAAATAATGCTCCTGCTGGAGCATTTATAGATTCTTGCCCAGCAACCAAATTACCTAATTGTTGTTTTCTGTCTGCATCAATAGGCACATCTCTAAAAATTCTGTATTGTGCATTTAAAATAATATTTTCTAAAACAGCATCTGTTAAAACATTTGAATCTGTTTCAGTATAACTTCTTATCTGTGTTTTTAATCCTGATGCGCTTAATCCTGCCATTATGCTGATAGACTAACTGGTCCTGCGGATACAGTTGGTCCTCCTCCTTCCTCTGTTACACTTGGAGTTGTTCCTAAACTAAAAGTGTATTTGTCTGTTGTTGTAACCGTTATACTAAATCCTGAAGAGTTTTCATAGGTAGAAAAAGCAACACCGCCAGGACTTCCTTGTACATTTCTAAATCTTACCGTATCTCCTGTGGTTCTTCCATGATTATTTTCTGTAACCGTAATTGTTTGAGAGCCTGACGTAATAGAAAAAGGGTTATTACCTAACATAGCAGCAACAGCAGGTTCTATTCTATCAACCCTAACATTTCTTATAGATATTGCATCTGCGGATGAGGGTCTTGGTTCTAATTGTGGTTGTTTTGGTTCAAACTCAGATACATGAACAAACGATCCATTCCATTCTCTAACCATTTCTCTATATGGAAACTCTAATCCAGATCTGTCTGATATTGCTTTTGCGTATTTTCCTGTTGCGTATTTTGGCATTATGCTCCTGGGTAATATACTTTTGGTGTTATATAAGTGCTGGCTGAAGAGCCATCCTCAGCTAAAGCTCTAGTTAACTCATCTTCATAAACTAATTTCATCGGTTGAATTAATTGTGGAACATATTTCATGGCTAAATAATATGCTAATCCAGATACCATACAAGGCACAAATCTAAATGGTACATCTGTTGCATTTGTATAATCTCCAACATCCTGTATTCTTTTTATAAAAAAGAAATGCATATCTTTTGATGCGTTTGTTGAATCCGGTGTTGGATAAATGTGTATCGTTACTTTATCTATAAATCTCTCTACCCAATATTGATTAGGTGTTCCTTTTGATAATTTGTTTGAGAATCCTGCATATGTGGATCTATCCACCTTTGTCATTGGACTATCTGATTGTGTAGTTTGCGTTCTATTAGATCTTAATTGTGCTTCAAGTACATCGGATATACCAAACACACTGGCTGGATCGTTTGTTGTTGCAGATGTTCCATCATCACTTGATCTAAAAAAATCATAATCTGCCTGACCTTCTATAAGATCTATATTTGTTGATCCTATTTCCCAGTAATGAATACCTCTATTACCCCATTCCTGAAACAGGATATTGAGAGATCTTCTTGCAGATTTAAGATCATAACCTGAAACATTTTTTAATCCTATACGTTCAAAAGATTCTTCTATTATCTCATCGATAGCAAAAGTTTTTTCGAACGTTACTGTTCCTGAAGTAGTATTAGCCATTTAAACTCCTAGCCAGTGTAACCAATAGTAACAGATGTAGTATTTGTTATTGTAGCATGTAAAGTTGTTTCGAATCTAATACCATTTCCAGGCATGTAAATATCTAAACCCTCTGTGCCAAAATCAGCTTCAAACACTTTGTTTCCACTGCCATCACTACTATCTCTTAAAATTAGTTTAGAACTAGCCACTCCCTCACATTGAATGTAAGTAACTCTACATGGACCCATGTTAGTAGATCCACCAGAAATAGTTTTGACCTGTCCTGTACTAGTTATAGTAGTAAACTTTTGATCTGAACTCATATTTTCTCCTTAAAATTTAAGCATGGGGCCGAAGCCCCACACTAAATTAATTATTAACTTACTGCTGCACTAAAAGGTGTAGCTAAGTTACCAGTGCCACCTGATGTGACTTGAACGCCCCATCTGTTTGCACCGATCGCTTTGCAAGTTATGATTGATCCAGCTAATCCTCCAGTTGTACTACCATCTAAAGTAATAGTATCTGAAGCAGCTGCAGTCATAAAACCTTCAGCATTGTCGCTTGTATCCGTGTCAACGATAATTGCATTACCAGTCATCGTGTCATTAGCGTTAGCAACTTGTAAAACAAAGTCACCAGTTTTAGTTGTTCCAATGTATATCTCAAAAGAAGCACCTAAATTGTTCGCTGAGTTTGGATCGTTAC